TCAACTAGCGTCCTTTATGTAATCATTAAACCATCCAACTTTTGTATCTTTTTTCTTTCCTGTATTAGTATTTTTGGCTTCTCTGAGCGTCGTTTCTTCAAGTAACTTAATAAGAGAAGTGTTCAGTTTTAAAACACGCTTACCGTCTTTATTAATATCTCTAATTAAATGCTTTTTTTCTTGAAGCCCTGTTAAAGCATTTTGCACCGTTCGGCGGTCCACCCCCATTTTTTCCGCGATTTTACGGTTTGATATTATTGCTTTTCCAAACGATTTTTTAAGAGAAAATACGATACTTACTATATAGGCCTGTGTAATGTTCATTTTTTCCTCAATGATTAAAAAGTAAGGGATTACTATAAATCCTTTCATAAAGTACCTCAATTCATTTTTTTTGCTCACTCTCTAGAAGTATCAAAGCAACTCGGATTACGTCCGACTTACTTCCATTTATGAAATCAGCCGTATCATTAATTAATTTCAATTCTTCAGCGGAAACTCTTACTGTAATCTGTTCAGTTTTGGCTATTTTTTTAGTATAATCCATATTTTACACCCCCTTTTAATTGACGTCTAAGCGATTTTTAATTCTTAAGGTACAAACACCCTCTTAATCTCATTAAATAACAGGTGCTACAAATCTAAGGTCATTTAATAACGTCAACGCCTTTTCCCGCGACGGCGTATCAACCGCACTTTTTTTTAATTCTCGGATTGCGTTTTTTACCCCCTTTACCTCGGTAGTCCCAAATGTATTATGTAAAACTTCATCCGCCATTGCTTCCACAAAAACTTTCCTTTTTTCACTTTTAGCCGGCCCCATTCTATCGAGAAACCCATTATAAAGTGGCGACGCTTGGATATAAATGCAATTAGTATTGTCTTGTATTTTATAATTCATCTTTTCTTCCTTTCTTATTTTTTTATGATATATATAATATCAGCAATATAATGCCTATTATCAATAATATCATTTGTATCAAAAGTCCCATTTTCATTTTCTCCTTTTTAGTTTTATAGAGGGTATCTCTACCCTCTATATCTTGTAAAATGCTCTTACATGCCATTCTCAGGCGTCTATTTTTTAAGTTTTTTCATTTACCCACGGTTTTCATTCTTTACATGTCTAACTTGCCAAATAACCTCCTTTATATAATCCTCAACATTGACTATGTGATTTGACTTACGGATACTACTTTTTAATCGTGGTAGAAAATCAATTACATGATTTTCTTTAATTCTATAATCGTTACGGATTTCCTCGACGATATCATGTACTATGATTGCTCTTCCGATACTCAAGGGCTTTGTTTTAACTATCTGGATTGCATGTTGTTTTGGCGTTCTCATTTTTTTTGCTCCTCTTCTTTTTTAAGATACTTATAAAATTCTGTTTTCCCTGTGTTTGTATTATGGATTTTATAAAACCAACTTTTTTTGTTCTCCTTCCAATAATTTACTTGATTAGGCCCCTCGCTTTCCTCTATTTCATAATGCCCTAAAAATTTATACACACCATTAGTTCTTATGTATGTCTCGTATCTCTCTTTTTCTTCCTCCTGTTCTTCTTGCGCTTCTTCCTCCTGGTCACTTATTTGATTTTGTAACCATAGAGCATAGGCTTCTATATTTTCCTCTATTTTCTTATTTAGATAATCGGTCGCAACCTCTTTTTGGTCCCATGCACGGTCGGTTTTCAATTTTGGGATTGTGTCTTTTAATCGGAACGCTTTTTTAAGTTTGGCGGCGGGTATTAATTGTCCTTTTTCAGTTTCACATAATTTAAGAATTTGAATCATTATTTTTTCTTGGACGTAATTTCCTTCTTTTGCAAAATCATTATAGATGCGGTTATTCATAATTTGCCTCCTATTTTTTTTAAGTATTATAGAGGGTATCTCTACCCTCTATATCTTTTAAAATGCTCTTACATGCCATTCTCAGGCGATTTTTTTTGGCTCTACGCTAATTCTGGTGTCACTGTAACAATTTCTTCAAATATGTCATTTATTTCTTCTAATTCTCTTGATGCCTTAAGATTGTGTTTCATGATACTTATACAGTCGATTTCTTGGTCTTGGTCGACGCCGTAATCGTCAAGAATATCATTTATTAAAGTTTCTACTGTGTATGCTCGTTCTTCTGAGAATGCTCTTGTTTTGTATACCTTTTTTGAGTAGTCCATAACTTCCATTTTTTTTGCTCCTTCTTTTTTTTGATTTTCTTGTTCAACGATTTTTCCTAATCCAAGGGCCCAAGCGTTATCGTTGTTTCTTTGTTTTTCTTCTAAATACGTGTCTGTTTTTAAGACTTTGTCTTGAGCATCTGAAGTGTTTTCAATTTCCGCGATTTGTTCCATTTTTTCGAAAAGTTGATACGCTTTTTCAAGGTTTGCGGTTGAGACGACTTTGCCTGTTTCTGTTTCTGTGAGAACTAAGATTTTAACCATTAATTTCTCAATTTTAAAGTTTCCTTCATTCTCAAACTCTTGATACACTCGATTACCGTCTTTGATTTTCATTTTTATTTTCTCCTTTTTCGATACGTGTTTTCTTATCGATAGTCATATATTACACCCTATGCCTTGCATTTGCAAGACATTTTGTTAAAAAAAAGAAAAACTTTTTTCAGTTTTCCTTTTTTTGTTCTTTTTTTTCTTGTTTTAGCGCCTTGTTTGGCGCTTTATCTTTTAGCAATGCTTTTGGCTTTAATTGATGATTTCTAAATGCATGCGTATCAAAATCGATTAAATCCTTGATTGTTATTTTCACAGACCCTTTCTGTGGCGGTCTATATTTAATTTGGTGCCTGGATACGTATTTTTCGAAATCGCCTTTGATAAAGTCCCGTTTTTTCCTTGTGAAAAATCTTATTTTTGTAGGCCTTATCATAGGTCTGAGGCGTTTTTGTCTAATCCAAGCGCTCAGACTTACGTTAAACTTTGGCGCCACAAAATGCACTTTTTGGGCTATGTTTATCAATTGACCGTCCAGGTCATCGAACGATTGAGCAAGGAGATATATATGAGTAACACCGTCGTGTCTGTGTGTTTGCATAAATTGCTTTAAAGGAATGAAAACTGAATTGTAATTATTAGACCGGTTTAATCGTCGATTAAATTCTTGCGATATTTCATCCAATATTAAAACGCAATTTTTGATTTCTTTTTTCTGTTCAAAATCGCCGAAATATTCTAGCAAATCAATTTTTTTTACCTCTTTACTAAACGCTGAATTAGAATATACTTTCCTTTTTTTCCGCCTGAAGCCCTTGGCAAGCATATGCGCAAGTAATGTTTTACCGCCCCCGGTATCTCCTGTAATCACATGTATTCCAGGTTTGTATATTTGTGGCTTCAACCAATTTAGAAGTTTATAAAAAAGATAAATAAAAGGAAAAGCGAGAATGAAAACAAGCCTTTTTTTCTTCACTTTTTGTGCCATTAATTCTTTAGTAATCAATAAAAACGCCCCCCACCCATAAACATGGAGCCAACTTTTCCTACTAGCCGTATAATTAATTTAATAATCAAAGTGAAAATCACGAAAGCAAGCATGAAAGTAGTAATAAGAGCCCATGCCTCTATGAGGCTTGAATAAGACGATAACGGCCCTGTAGGGTTGTAATTGAATATAGTACTAGTTACATATTCATAAAGATAATCAATTAAATACATTATCGAAAACCTCCATTATTGCCTTATATATTACTACCCAAATCAATGTACTGAAAATTGTGGTCCAGATAAATTGAGTTGGTGCCATGTCTACAAGTTCACTCAAAGTATCAACTTGACCAAATGAAAACGCGTTTAATAGTATTATACTAAAATATTCCATATAAATCTCTCCTTTTTTTAATCAAACAAGAGGCGTTATCGCCTTTGAAATTGCGGCGACTAGAATCACCCCCACGCCAAAGCCACCGACGAACTCCCAAAGAGCAAAATCGATGAGCCCCACTATTTTAAATTCATAAAACAAAAAGTCGTATATCTCATCAGTGAACCTGAACAATGTTTTATAGTGGTCAAAAACCCACGTGAACCAATTTATATCTTGCATATTATCAACCTCTTATCACTTTTATTATGCCCAGGGTCAAACTAAAAGCGATAGGCACTCCAACGATTAATCCAACCGATAATCCAGGAAGTAATTCAATGGAAAAAATAGCGGCAAACATGGCGAAAAATCCTATAATCCAATCAAAGCCGAAATAAGTACCGTCCGCCTCCTCCGCAAAGCCGTCATTAAAACCGTCATTATAAGGGATATTATAAGGAAGATTATAGGGTCCGTCTCCAATTTCAAAGCGGGTCCCGTCTTGCGTGAAAATAAATAAGTCGTTGTTCTCATATTCCCAGATGCCTGTAGGCGTCTTATTTTCTTCCCCGTCTATAACGCCCGCGTTATAGTCGCTAAGTTGACCCAAAAACGAGACGTCTATCCATTCAAAGCCTTGGTCCAGAGCGTGATATGTGTAAAACTCTCCTGTCTGTAAATCTAAAGCATATACAAACTGGTCATCATATCTCAAAACGCTATACTCTAACCCTTGTTCATCATATTCTATGCTTATATCATAATTCCATACGTCAGTTACTGTCACGCCATAAATCAAATTCCAATATTCACCCTGGAAATCTCTTCTGAAAAAATCATCATAAACAGTCCCTGAAGAACTTATTTGTACATTCTCTAACTCACTAAAATCAAATCTAGTTAGGTCTATACTCGTTATTTTCCAAACATCTTGCCAACCATAATCAACAAAAGTGATTGTCTCTTTTTCTCTCTCTCCAGCGCTAACTCGTACCGTTTCATAGTCTACATAAGCGTAAGTAGTGGACGCTTTAGTAAGTACTAAAGCGCCGACCAATACGATTGCAATAATAAATTTTAGTTTTTTCAT